GCTCCTCCGTTTTATCCACCACAATGACGTCACCATCATTAAGACGGCGGCACCAGAACGGAGTGAAGGGTTTCTCTTCACCGTCCTGTGAGAGCGGAGTCATCGTGTCGGGATCGCGAATCAGGCATCCCGGCGCAGGTTTAATAAAAATGGTTGTCATCTGTTATTCCTCTGACGGTCCGGCGTTTTCACCGGCGGCAGTTGCACCAGGCAGACGGATGTGTGCCTTAAACTCCGGCGTGCCTTCCGGTTCGGTAAAGGTTTCGTAATGGCGCAGGAAATCATCCAGCGAGCTGATATCCGTCAGCGGGTCGATCATTTCCTCGCATGAGAAATACAGGGCGTACATCACGGCACCGCTGCCTGCCTGCGTTTCGGTGTAACCGTTGACCGCCTTTTCAAAGTAAAGCGGTGAGGTTTTTTCTGCTCTGAAGCCGTCCAGCAAGGTAATCAGGCGGGCCACAATCTGATAAAGCCCGGGACGGCTGACCTCACGGCCATTGAGCATGTCGCCGATGACGTAGAACACCCAGTGACTGACCAGACGCCCACGGGTACGCCCTTCACCGGCACCCAGCCAGGCAACATAGATAGCCGGGGCGTTAATCAGCATGGTACGCAGTACGCTGTCGCTCCAGTCGCCGGGATGTGTGTCAACAGACACCAGTTCATTCCCGAAATACTCACGGATACGGGCGATGTACGCTTGCTCGGTTTCCGTAATCATATAAAGCCCTTCTGGTTGCGCCCGAACACCGCCGCATCAGACTGCACCTGCGGTAAATCCCCGGATTCAGGGGCCGCACCGTCTGTATCCACGCCGACCGGCACGTTACCGTTCATGACATCTTTCAGCCAGGCCAGCGCCTCACGGTAACGGTCACGCGCCTGATCGGATGCCCGCTGATCGCACAGGTAATAAAAGGCAATCGTGCAGCAATGCTGAACAAGGACCGCCGGAACCACCGCCAGCGGCAGCGTGTAACGGGCAGAC